ATGCTATTCCTGTCAACAAATTATCAGAATTTAATATTCTAAACTGGTTTGTAATTATCGCAGACATTTAAAGTTTTTTATTTATTTATGAGGTATATAATGATCTCATTGGCGTAGATCTAATAATTAGAGGCGCTGTAGAGATTCCTGACAACCCATTTTCCAAATTCACAGAAAAACTCTTTGGATTTGCTCCCCTATTAAAATTGAATAATCTTCCCCAACTAAAATATCCAAAAAATTGACTATTACCAATTCCACTGAGATTATTATATGATGTTACACTTGTCGTGACCCTAATCAATTCAGTAGTATTGCCAACACCCACAGCATTACCAGAAATTGCTTTTACTGAAAATGCTTGATATATGTTATCAATATAAGTGGACCCAATACCAAGAATGCTAGTATCGTCATTAATTGATGTTAAACCATTTCCAACTGTAGAATCATAAACAACAAAATAATATCCAGTTTGAATACCACTAATTGTTAAAGATGTACCAACTTGAGTTGAATCTCTAAATATTGAATCTTTTGGAATGTAAAAATCAAAAGTAATTCCTGTCGAAACGCCAGCAATTGAAGTAGTACCAATACCACTAATTATTCCAAAATCTCCTTCATAATTTACTCCAGTAATATCTTCATATGTAGCTGCTGGAATGCTGATTAAGACCTGAGGTGGATTGGTAGATGTATATCCAAATCCAGAAGTCAATATATCGATTGAAGAAATTGTACCAATCCCACTAATATTGCACGTTGCAATACTTGAAGATCCAGAAGATGAAAGAGAAATTATTATTGCTGGAGACGTAGAAAATCCTATTCCACCATCCAATACTAAAATTTGAGAAATTGTTCCCGCAGCAGAAACAATTGCTGTAGCAATCGCTGGCCTTGCATCTGATTGATCCAATATTCTTATATTTTGTTTTCCTGAGGGGAGAATTTCTGGAGTATAGTTAAATAGTGGTCTTACATTTTGGACAAAAATTGAAGTGCTTGCAATACCAATAGGTCTAATCAAATTAGATACTGGGAATATGTTTGCACTTAATTCTGGCCTACTTTTAGAAATTAAAACTTCGTCAATATAAAAATCATCTTTTTGTTTGCACCATTCTACAGTTCTTATGATTGATGCATCTGAAGTAATTCCTGGACCGAAATATTGAGTTGTATAAACAGAATCTACTACAGAAACTTCTGTGACAATTCTCTCGTTTTCTGTATAAAAATTCTTTATTGATCTTAGTTGATCGATTAATTTTAAAGAATCTCCGATTTTAATTGTTGGAGATACAGAAACTTCTCTGACATCAGAATCGGATCCTTTATAAAATAGGGCTTTAACGGTATCTCCCGATTTTGGAGCTTCTAAAAACTCAATTTGAGATCCGCCATTAAATTCATAAGATTCCCCAGGAATTTGTAAAGTATCATTAACAAATATTAACAAATTTCTATCCAATTGAATTGGAGACCCACCCTTAACAACAAAATTTGAAACCACACCATTTTCTTTAAGAGTAAATATCTTTTTAAATCCATCAAAATCATTACTAAAATCATCTAAAACAACAAATTGTCCAGGATACCAACAATTAAATTGATCGGTAAATGTTTCTGATACTGAAATTTGAAATGGAGAGTATGTTATGTTAGTATTAGTAGGAATTCCTGTAGATCCGCCAATTTCAAAGGTTAACGTATCACCAACACTATATCCATATCCACTATTTGTTATATTAAATTGCAATATGCTATTTCCATATCCGACCACAATATCAACCGCTGCTTCAGTGCCTATTCCACTATTGGAAGAATCATATACTAATGGAATATTTTCGTAGTTTAACGGTGAATCAATAATAACTTTTGGTGGATTTGATGTTGTATATCCGGATCCAACATATGTGACTGCGATTGATACAATATTTCCATTTAATGCTGTTGCTGTGCCTATAGATAGATTTCCTTCGCTTGTTGCTATGGAAACAACAATTGAAGTTTGAATTCCAGGTCTATATCCAGACCCACTATTGCCGATAGAAATTGATTGTATAGTTCCTGCCGCAGATACAATTGCAGTACCTCCAGCAGATACTAAAGGTTGAAATCCTATTCCTTGGGTAGATCCAACAGATACAATAATTCCACCTCTAGGAATTCCTGCACTATTTACATCAAATTTCATTGGACCTGTTACATTATTAGTAGTTAATCCAACGGAATTTCCACTAAACACGACGCTAGAAATTCCAGCATTTTCAATAACTTCATAAGTAAAGGTTTGCCCAACTCCTGTTGCGGGATATTTTGGTTTTTGGAATATGTTATTAATTAAAAGAATTCCAGCCGAAACGGAATTTGAAGATACTATTCCAGATACATTCATGCCAGAATTTTTAAGTGTAAAAGTTGATTTTTTACCATCAAACTTCTCAGAAATGTCATCAAAAATATTATTTTCATAATATGCACTGACGGCAGATCCTGTAGGTTGTGATCTTAAGAATATTCTTCCATGAAAATGCGAAGTATTTTCATTTATTGTTCCATCAGAATCGCCATGAGGAGATGAAACAAAATAAATTACATCATCAACAATATTATAATTTCCACTGTATTTTGTTACTATAGATCCAGTGGCATGAATCGCTGATTGTGTGCCAAGTTGAGATCTCTTACATGCAATTCTATTTGTTGCCCCAATTCCAACATCTGTTACTATAACAAATTCATCATCAATTTTCAATAAATCTGTAGCATAAAATTCTTTTGGATTATTTACCTCAAATATTGATGTTGTATTTACATCATCTGAATTTGAAATCAAGTATGTTGTTTTTGCGGTTGCTACTATTGGACTTTGAATTATATTATCTATTGTGATAAGTGATTTGCTGTTTGATTTGTAATTAGATTTAAAAATATGCGAATTACCTACACCGATAGAAGTAATATCAAATACTTCTGGATTAAATCTAAGAGCTTTTTCTGGAGTTTCTGCAAATTTTACTAAGTTATCACTAATTTTTACAGCATACAGTGTTGATGGTAATTGAGTTGTCGTACCAATTCCAGCAATTGTAGTTGTCGCTATGCCAATTCTAGACCCATTATTATCTACAGAATATTCTATTTTTTCTCCAGTAATAAAGAAATGATTTGGGATACTTATACTATTGTTGTTGATATCGACAATAGTGGAAGAAGATCCATCAACAATTTTTTTGAAAATTGGTGACCCTTTGTGTTTTAAATTAAAGTCTTTTTTAAGGGAAATCTGTGTGCCTTCAAATCCAGCAAGATTTGTATTTGATTCAATGGTTGAATTATTCAAATTTATTTCACCAAAAGTTTGTTTTGGACTTATTTGTAAACTTTTTTGAAATACTCTTGCCTCTATATTAATATTTGGATCTGGAGTAAATGTTAAGTATGTATGTGTAGATGTACTTTCTGCACCAATATTTCCTAATAGACCATCGCTTGTTAATACTGCAAATTCTTCGATATGGGATTGATTATCTGAGTCATTAATTAAACTTACTTCAGAAAATCTTATTTGATTATTTGTGGTATCAGTAATTTGCATGTAATAAGTTGCCCCATCATGCTTATCAAGTCCGGATGTAGTAAATCCAGCAATTCTAGTTGCTACTGGAGAGGAGGTTGATCCAATTGATGTGTAATGGGAGGACAATTCGCCATAATAGAAAACAGTAGTTGCCACACCAACTGTTGATGTATTTCCGATAGAAATTGACAAAGAATTTACGGTAACATTTACATTTGATACTGGCGTAAAAGTAATTGATATTCCATTAGTTGAAGTTGTCACTCCAACCATTCCGACAGAACCTTCACCATAAGTTGGTGTTGATGTGCCAGAATCAATTTCTCCAAAAATAACATATTCACACTGATTTCCATTAGAAATTACATTTATTTCAGAAAATTGAAATTCATCATTATCTCCAGAAGCAGAAACTAAAATCTTAGCCGAAGATACATTACTAGTTGATATTGATACAACAGTATTAGCATTTGGAGATAATGATGCTGGAATATAAACACTACTACTACCAAAACTTACTACATCTCCAAGAGATACAGTGCTGATTCCTGCAACAGTGTTTGCAATGCCAATATATGCATTGCCAAAATTATAACTATTGTATTCATATTTTGTCGGATAAAATAAAATTTGACCAAGACTTCCAAATCTTCTAAAAGAGAATTTTCCTAAATCTTGAAGAGTTTTATTTGCAGCATATGAAGTTAAATATCCATTATTACCATCGTAAATTATATTGACTGTTACGATTTCTTTTTCTCCAAAATATCTTGAATCTTTAATTAAAATATAAAATTGTCCTGCATAATATTTGGTAATATCAAAACTAGATATTACTGCATAATTAAAAATGCTTGGTGTGTCGTCAAACTGGTCACTAATGTCATCAATACTTAAAACTCTATTGGTAACAAATTCCGTATAATCCAATAATCTTAAGGTGTCAAATGAAATTTCATTAGAAACTAAATTTTTATCAAAAGAAATTGCAGATTCTTTTGCAAAAGCGAAATCTTCGTAACAATCAAAATCTTTTCTTTCAATTATATCAATAAGTACATTTGTATTTGAAGATAATATAGTGGCACCAGCACCAGCAGCAGAAGATTCAATTTGCAAATCTGAGAATTTTTTATATCCCAGTGTATGAGTCAAAGCATCTACAGAATCTGACCATTTGTCAATCGAAACTTTAGATTTTAATGAGTATGAAAAATTTTGATAATAATTACCATCTTGCAATACTTGAGAGTACGTATTAAGTTTTCCAACTTCTCCACTATAATCTTTTAATTTTTCATTGGTGGACCCAACAGAAAAATCTCCATATGATTTATAGTTGAATACTACTGTAGATCTATTGTCTGTAGATCCTCCTCGTAATATTTCTCCAGGTTTAATTTCTCTAGATGAATTATTAATCTTTAAAAGATTAAAAGTTGGATCCCAAGATACTATTTTACCAACATTTTCATTTTCAACAAAAACATTTTCACCTTCATTATAAGTAAATTCTCCAAATTTTATAGATGGATCAAATGTTGGCAAATAACTTTCTGGTACAACTCTTCCATATGAGTTGCTTCCATTTTGTAAAGATGTTTGTTTTGAAAAAATTCCAGGATTTTTTCCCGTGTCCAACTTATATTGTAAAACTCCTTTAGTGCCCCCTATCGCGCTGGTGACACCAATAAGTGTAAACAATTCATATCCATATTGTGATGAATTATATCCTGCGCCAGAGGATGAAATTCCTATGCCCTCTACTAAAATTTTACTTCCAACGGAAAATGGAAAATCGCGGGCAGTACTAAATCCAGAAGCTAAGTTTAAAGTTACTATTTTTGTCGATTGATTGTATGAAACATCAGTCACTCCAATTCCATTACTATTATTAATAGCTAACACTCTCGGAGTGCCGTATAGTGTTTTAGTATTTTTAAGAATATCTACTTTAGAAACTTTATTAGTTGTAACTTCTGCTTTTAAAATTACTTCATCTTTAATTTCATTCGTAACTGAATCTATTACAACAAAATCTGGGGGAACCGAGTAATTTTTTCCACCAGAAGATAAACCAACAGAATTTATTGAATAAAGTTGGTTGACTAAAAGTCTTTGAGGTAATTGAGCAATCGGTTTTAATGTTTTATCATATGGATAGTTAAATCCTGGAGTTTGAATCGAAGATTTTAATATTTTACCTATTTGACTACTTTGTGCTGATAAAATTGCACCATATCCAGATCCAGATCTAATTGATGTAATTCCCGGTGGACTAGAATATGCTTTACCACCAAATAAAATTTCGATCTTAGAAATAGATCCTAATGCTCCAATTTGATTGGTTTTATATTTAATAACTGAATTTGAAGAATCGTATAATGGATATTCTGGATATGAATTTAAATTAAATGTAAATGAAGTGCTTCCAATTCCGCTAATAACATAGTTGTCATTGTAGGCACTTTTTTTATAAGATATTTCATTAAATCCAATAACATCTTCATCGAGAATAATTTCAGATTTTTCTTTAGACAAATAGGATTTGCCAATTAATGGAGTTAATTTGTAATAAAGTTTATTTGGTAAAGCATCTGTTACCTTTAATGTAAGTTTTGCATCATTTGTTACTCCAATGATTCCTGTTTTATTAACTTCAAAAGTTGGAGAAGATAAGCTGGTTATGAATTTGTCAGTAAATGTTGAATCAGTATATAAATCAAAATCAAATGATTGCACTTTAACTCCACCATTAACATCAGATAATGTAGAGTCTGATAGGTCAAAAATAACCGTATTTCCATTAACAATATCAATTGGTGGATTGACCGATGATATCTGATGATCCGATCCACTACTTCCAATACTTACATATTGTGGATTGGGTATTGTGGTTTGATATAATGACTCTGTTAACTTGATTTTATTTTCATCAACTTTAAAGACATAATAAATTTGATTATTTTCTAATCCATTAGCTGGATTGGTGGATGAATATATTACTTTATCGCCGGTTTTATAGTTATGGTTATTAATTCTAATTGTTGAGTTGCTTGTTGAAACTCCAGAGGTACTAAAATATTTTGTATTCGCTACTAATCTTCTATTTTCAGGATTATATTTTATCAAAATGGTAGTTGTGATTCCAGGTAATACATCTAAAGAAATTGAATTGCCTACCTTCAAATCATGAGAATTTTGGCATGTTATTATTCCAATATTTTTTTCAACAAATCCTGTTATGATTTCGTCTTGCGTAGTAAATTTATGATAAACTCCAGATCCATATGAATGAAAATATAACAACTGAGCATCTGTGCCAATCCCACTAAATCCTCCAGTAGATCCTATACCCAATGGTAAAGTGGATAATCCAATTAAATTGTTATTGAATTTTGCAATATACAATATAGAATTATTTTGTATTGGTGTTGTATTAATTCCGTTTGAAGATCCTATGATGGAATTACCACCTTCATTTGAATATAATACTTTTTGATTTGTAGATAATTCATGATTTTCAATGTAAATCGACTGCAATCTAATGAATTTAGATTCTGAAGAAGATCCGATTGAATATGTAATCGTTGCTCCAGATCCAACTGTTCCAATGGCAACAGATTCACTAGGATTGAAGTATATTAATTTTTTTGTTTTTTCGGATTTTTCTGTAGAAATTCCACTTTCATACGTAAATCTTCTGGGATCGTCTTGAATAGTTGAAAATGCGGAATAACTATATCCCACAGTGCCATTATGCTCTCTTTTTACTCTAATTCTATTAAAGACTGGATCTATACTTAAAACAAGAAGTTTTTCTGTGCCAACTCCTGGGTTTGTTATCTTTAAAACATCATCTGGTTGAATCAGATCTTTATTGATTGTGCCAAGAATATTAATATTAGTAACTATTCCCGTAATTCCAGTTGTGCCAATTCCGGATGAAATTACATATTGGTTTTCTGTAACATTAATTTTTTTATTCCCTGCAAATTTTATAAAAAATTCACTAGAAATTCCAGAAATATTGACAGTATCTAAATTTTTTAACCCATGTGGTGTGGATGATATTCCTTCTACTATTCCATTTTGAGAAATAATTGAAAATTCTACATTGTCAACTTTGGTGGAATATGCGCTTAATGAAGAAATTCTGGACTCAAAAACTTCACTAATTCTTGCAGAAGATCCATCTCCAGAAGTACCTTCATTATTAAATACAACGATATCTCCTACTTTATAGTTATATCCAGCACTAATTATCCCAACAGATTCAACAGATCCTCTATAACTAGAGTCAATTGTTGCGCGTTGGTTTACTCTCTTTTGTGGTTGAAAAATTGATTCATATTCGCATTCGGCATCATTTAATTTATATGGATATGTATTTCTAATATAATTATCAGATAATAAATCAAAATCATTTTGATTTGAAGATGGTAAAAAATTAAACTCAATTGGAGATGATTTATAAGTATTCCCTATTACATATGGGAAAGATGGTCTTCGATAATTTGAATATGTCTGATCGAATCCACTTTCATTTCCATTGATTGTGCAAAAATATGCATATGTGCCGTTTGGAAAATCTGGTGTCTTACAAAATCTACCATTATGCTGATCAAGATCCCCAACATTAGTAAAAGCATAATCATCAACAAAGAATCCAAGAGAAAACCCGGGTGGTCGGTCAGGATATGAAACTATTTCATATCCTGAAGATAGTGCTTTAATTTGACTTCCATCGATAGTTTCATATCCATACGGACCATAAATTGGATTTCCATCGTAAGCCCATCCAATTATTGGCGAATGGTTATTTGAAAGAGATTCTACGTTACTAAAAATTAAATCTGGAGCAGAATAATTGTTTGATCCATCAATATTTTTTGATGGCAGTTGTTTTCTAAGATTTCTTGGAGCAAAAAGATTTACATATTGTAAATCACTTCTTATTCCAGAAACAATAATTCCATCATCATCACTTTGGGAAAAAATATCTTTATATTTTTCAACTAAATTTACGGTCCACTTTTTAATATTTGCTTTTAATCTTGCAGAAGATTTTCCGCTAGATTCTACAATTATTTGATCTGTGCCTGTAGTAAATCCAACCCCACCATTTATGACTTTAACTGAAATGAGTTTTCCATTTTCTATAATTGGTGTTAATTGAGCTCTAGATCCAAAACCTTCAAAATTAAAAGATGGTAAAGAATTATAATCATTTCCAGAATTCAATACTATAATTTCCGAAATTTTTTGATTCTTTATAATTGGAGTGATTACTGCATTTTCTCCAGTTTTTAAAGATATCTTTGGTTGCTTATCAAAATTAATAATATCGGTGGATCCATATCCAGACCCACCATTCGTGACTTGAATAGACGAAATTTTTCCTCTAAACACTGGAATTATTTTAGATTCATATTTTGATGAATCTGTTCTAGAAACTCCAATTTTTCCAGATATTGTCACGGAAATTTCTGGATAATTAAATTGATGCTCACCAGATCCAATTGAAGATATATTTACATATTGATTAGTCAAATAATTAAAATTGGAAGATGTTGTGCCGATTCCAGCAGATGCTAATCTAAATCTATCATCATCTATTTTGATTACATAATAATTTTCTGTAGTGCTTAGTCCTGAGATTACACTTCCAGAAGTTTTATAGGTAATGATTTCTCCAGTTTTATAGTCATGGTTTTTGATATTAATTGTGTTATTTGAAGTATTAATGCCTGTTGGGGTAGCGATTCTTTTTTTATTCTCATATCTACTTCCAGGATCAATAATGTTTATTGAAGTTATAATATTTTTCTTCCTTGTTGATCTAAATCTCTGAATTCCTTCACCAACAGAAGTTAAATTTATTTCATCAATCTTTGCGACTGCACTTTCAATATCTTTATGCAATTTTATTTTTGTATCATCAACGATAGAAACATAATATGCAGAATCATCCTGCAGATAATCTTTTGTGGAAGAATCTCCTGCTGTTGATCCAATACCAATTTTTAACCTATCAATTGAATTATATAAAACCTCTTCTCCAAGATTTAATTTGTGCTCTGTATTAAACCCAATAATATTAGATGAAATATCAATAAATCCACCTAAAGCAGTAGCTACACCTGTAGCATTAAAATAAATGTCATGATTAATTTTTGTGATTTTTGCCTCTGCTTTTGCTCCAACGCCATTTCCGCCAGAAATTGAAATAGTTGGAACATCAATATAATCAAAACCGCCATCAATAATTTTTATTTCCTGCAAAGATCCTATCACAGCACAGTTTCCGGTGGCCCCAACTCCAGTAGAATCTTCTATTGATATAATTGGAGGATTAATTATATCATAGTCATATCCACCATCAAGAACATCTATAGATTCAATTGGTCCATGATATACACATTCTTTTGATTTATAATTTAAAATTTCAACACCATTAATTAAAATTCCCAATCTACGTCCAGGAATAGTTTCAATATTTTTTTCTAAAGAATCTGTAGGATTTTTTGGAATTTTTCTAACAAGTTTTTGTGTCTTTAGATATCTTTCACTTGTTTCTATAGGAGAAATAGATATAACCGAAACATTTTGATTTTGGTTATAGAAATCCTCATAGATGTGATTATCAATATTTGAATTACTGAGTGCAAGATTAATTGAATCTTTATCTATTTTTTTGACAAAGTATGTTTTAACTTTATTTGAAAAATCATTTTCATCAAAATCAAGTTTAACTAAATCACCACTATAAAATCCATGATTTTGAATATTCAAAATCTTTGTTGTTGTCAATCCAACAACAGCAGCAGATTTTGTCCTGGTGTTGGCAGAAATTTGATATGATGGAATAGAAGGAGATGTTACAAAAGCATCCTGATTTAAATCATATACATTTTGTATATCCGTTGTATATGATTGATTCGATTCATATGTCTTTAACAATCTTTTGACATAATATTTCAATTCCAAATTATTTTCATTGCGGTTTAAATCTGCTGAGACTTTAAATTTTGTATCTGAAATAATTTTTTCAACTCTACCAAGAATAACCGCATTTGAATTTTTATCAATAAATTGCAAATCGTCATTTACAAATAGTAAATGATCATTGTGTGTTGTAACAATAAAATATTGTCCATCAAATGTTATTGATTTTGGATTATATTTTATTGATGTATTAAATTTCCAAGAATTAAATCTTGAATCTGATTTTTCTTTGATAATTCCTAAACTTTTTATTAAAACTGGATCTCCATCAAAAAAATAATTAAAATCAACAACTTCTTGATTTAATTTTTCTAAGATAGAAACTATTTCAACATCGATTCTTTTTCCATTTTTATCAAATCCATATGTGACTATAGATGCTGATGTTATATCAGCATTTGTTGAAAATGATCCTATTCCTACGCATTGAAGAAATTGATTTGTAGTTTTGTCGTTATAATATACAATATTATTTTCGACAATTAAACTTCCAGTTTGTGCAAATCCTACAGTTGAATCAACAATTAATGTTGAATTTCCAATTCCAATAAGTTTTGTTTTTGGATGAGGCACAAATTTTCCAAAAATAGTGCCAAAAGTTCTAATGTCTCTATTATATCCATAGTCTATATCTAATTGATAATATTGATCAGTAATGACCTCAACATTTGATATCGACCCATAATTCGTTTTAATTCCACTATCAGACTCTACTTCTTGAAATAGACTATTTCCTATTAACGTTAATGGATCTCCAATGATTGGTTTAATAACAATCTGTTTTACTAATCGATAATCATTTGCTGAGGGTTTTAACAAATAATCTTGTGGTTTGATAGTTTTGCACTCTTCTCCATATAATGCTTTAAATAGTATATTATTTGAATCTGAAGTGCCTTTTGATGAATAAAAATCTTTTGCTTGCCTTATTAAATTTTGTTGATTGATGGTGGCATTTAAATCAAAGTTTTCAAATCCTGGAAGAATTTGATATTTTAATTTTTTATAAAATTGTTGAAGAAAAATTACACTTAAATTTTCAACTTTAGATCCTACTTCATGAGTATCTAATTCTGTAGTTTCATATGAAACATTTTTATTATAAAAACTATACGTTGTAATACCACTGAATCCTCTTATACATCCACCAAAAAAAGTGCTTCCTAAGGATGTATATGTGATAATTTCATCATCAATTTTTAACAATCCATATTTGCTTGGCCATGTTGCAGTGCTTTCAACATAGATTGTTGTATCCGTGTAGTCTATCGGTTGAGTTACCGTAGTAAATCCTACATTAATAATTTCTGAGGTATATGTGCCAACTTTTAATAACTGGTCAATATTTTTTACAATATTGATTGGAGACGAGAAATGTGCTTCCGACTCATAATATTGTTTTAAGAAAGGAGCAAATAAAGGATACTCCTCCTGCATAAAAAGAGGAATTTGCTCCTGTACGACTGTTTTTGCAGAAACTCTTGTCTCAATCATATTATCTACTTATTGTTCCGTTAGAATAGCTGGAAGTTCTTATGTATGAATATCCAGAAGTATCACTTTCTGAAGATATAGTATCTGGAATTAAATTAATGTTGAAACTATTTACATCAATTTGTAAGAATAGATCTTGAAGACCTATGACATCATTTGAATCTGGTATAGCTTCAATTTCAATTATGCTTTCTGGAGATTTTAATTCAGTACCTACTATATTTAATGCATTCAAAATAATCTCCCCTTTTGAATAATCAACTTTGCCTGCATTATTTTTTACAATCTCATATCCAAAATCAGAAGTTTTTCTGAATAAAAATATAGATCCAGTAAGTCCGTTTTGCTCTGGAATATCTGAAAGGTAAATGTCTCCAGCAATTCCATTTACTTGAAATGCGGTAGATTTAATATTAAAGGAAGTTTTTTGTCCAGATGCATCATATTTGAGATGAAATGGATTTCCAAAACAAATTTCATAATCTGAGAAGACTCCAATAGCTGGTCTTAAATCTCTTCTCATTTTTATTTTTGTAATGTTTGAAGTGATTGCTATATCAACTTCATCAATAATTTTTAATAATTTGCTATATTTTAATCTGCTTCCAAATCGATTTACATCAGAAGAATTTGCAAAAGTAGTCAAAGATGAAATTACATTTGTTTTCAAGTCTTCAACAGATTTGGTTAAGTTTGAATTATAATAGACAGAAGAAGTGAGTTCAACAAATAGATATTTTAAATCGATGATTTCTGGAAGAATTCCTGCAACCGAATACTTTTTAAGATCTTTAATTATTTTTCTCTTTGAAATGTCAGAAATATAATTATATCCTCTGGGTTTAATCGCAAGAAATACTTTTCCATATTGTGGTGGAGTTAAATCTTCACCACCAAAAGCAGTTACAGCATCTGTTTCGGGGAAAATCTTAGCAACAAGAGTTTCATAATCTGATGCTGTAACTGCTCGATTTTGAGAGGAGTAAATCCTAGGAGCATATTTGCGGATTGAATTCGTAGATTCGATATCATCTCCACCCGCAGAAGATGAATTTGTAATTACGTTTGCAATTCCAATAGAAACTGTTTGCCCATTGTTATCAATTAATTTGCCAGAAAAATTAAATACAGAAATACCATTTGCTGCTTTTCCCGAAGTTACAACATAAGTAACTGTGATGATATTTCCATTTTCAAGTTTTTTACCAAATACTCCATCACCAAACAAAATTTCATAACGTTCATCTTCAATTTCTTGTAAGAGAAAAATTTTACTTGACGAAGATACGTTAGTAATTGTATCAACAAGATTATATGTATTTGATGATGGGTCTGTGAGACTATTTGCTACAGTGACTTTAATTGTCGATGTATCAATTCCCCCATTGTTTAGAATATATCTTTGATTGTATTGGGAATTATTGACGGTAAATGTTTGAGTAATAAATGTTCCTTCGTAGATTGCAACATTTTCAAACGAAGCAATATTGCTTTTAACAGGTATCGTTACGTCCTCTGTTGTGCAAAACACATAACTTTCAGATCCAAAATTAGTAGAAGTTACAACAGGACCCTTTTTAAGAGTAATTGTGCTTGGGGGAACGAAATATGATGAAGTGTCTACTCTGAAAGAAATTTCTGCTTTTGCTGCTGCGACAGATCTTGGAATGTATCCAATGTTTCTTGCAAGAGATACGACATTTTCTCTTAAGGTAGCACTATCAATAAAGACCTCATTCGCAATCATATTTGCATTGAATGAGTTTAAGTATGTATTATATGCCAAGATGTCAATTAAAGTTGACAGGTTGGATCCTTCATAATCAAAGTCGGTGAAATTTGAATCGGCTCTTAAGTAGTCTTTGATGTTAGATTTAATCTGATCAAAGTCTAGATTTGAAAAATTTATTTGTGGCATCTATCGAACCGTTTGAAGTATGAAGCTAGTCTGTTGTGGAGGAAACTGAGATCCAACAATCGTATAATCGATCAAAACTTGATATCCGTTTGAATCATAATCTGGTGCAACATTTACCGATCTCAAGGACACTCTTGGCTCAAAGTTTTTAATTACGCTTCTGATTTCGGATTCAATGTCTGAAGTTACACGAGGATCAAGAATTTCAAACAAACTTTGACTAAGTTGTGTGCCAAGAAGACCATTAAATGGTCTTTCTCCATTCAGAGTCAAAACTAAATTTTTCAATGATCTATTGATGGAAGTGACATCAACGATAGGTAAAAGGTCATACGTGATGGGATGTGCCTTAAAAGTAAGGCTAATATCCTTAAAACCACGTTTGACGTTTTCTATGGGCACATGCTTAAAGAAATACTGACTTATTTATATCGAAAATCTTAAATTGTATCACCATTTTGTGCCGGGAATTGGCTCTGTGCCATACTCCCAATCATCATAATCGTCATCGTTTCGAATTTTTTGATGAATTTCTTTTTGAAACTGAAAATTGTGCTTTTGAAATTTCAAATTCGAGTTTAAAATCATTTCGGATCCAACATCAGTGATTAAACAAACAGTTCCCCACTGATTTTTCATGTAGTTTTCATCTCTATCGACTGGTTTTCTCATGATTTTCTCCTGATTTTGGTAAATCAGAACTTTTTACGGGGTTTCTATCCCGATTTTTTATCAAATCGATGTCATCTTGAAGAATTTCTTTCAAATAATCTTCATCCCACAAGTCATAATAGTCTGTTTTTGCCAATTTTTCACGAAATTTTCTTAATTTTTGTGTAGGTTGAGCTAAAATTAGATTATATTCAGGATTGCTTGTCTGAATTCCATTAATATATGTAACATTTGAAGAGCAATCTTCAAAAAATTTCCATTTAGAGTGAATTTTGTTGTGATGATCAACCCACTGCTGCACTTCTTCTAGAGAAAAGTGGTCTTCTATGGCATAAATGATCACATCATACCCATCAATCGGGTAAATGTCTTCTGCTCGGCACTCAACAATCTTATATTTTGACTTGGCAGCAAAAGGACAGATTGCATGTCCTTTCAATTCAGGTCTAAGTTTAGACACACTATCTATCCAAGATAAAATAGTTCTCTCCGTTTTTGTTTTTTTCATTTTCCGAGGGTTTTTAGAGAGAAGCGCGGGCGGTTTCCGGCGATTTTATATAAGTATTTAATTAAAAAGCACTCAGAAAAACTCCAAGTGCTTGAAAGAATTATTTACCTTGTCCTCGATAAGGTTTTCGTGCCTTATTTCTGCTGGTTGCAGCGTATTTTGTGTTTTTCCCCATTCCCTGTCGTGTATTCTTGGGATGAGATTCAATTTGTGCTGATCCGCTCAGAGACTTTCGACCTGCCATAGTTTACCTCAAATAATACGTGTCTTCTCGTGACCCACACGAATCACGGGATCGCACCAAATTTCATAACCTTTGTCTTTTGCATCCAGACAGAATGAAACATCTTCTCCGCACATGTCCTGAACTGTGCCAGATTCGAATCTTTGCATCTTGGGAGCAAACCAAGGATACTCAAGAGATTCAAATACACCATTTTTAATCAAGACCCAACCAAAACCAGTGTAGTCAACAGTGAAGAGTTTTTTCTTATTCTTCATTGTCTCAAGAGTTTCATGATTCATGACTCCACCATTCTTGGAGAAGTTTTCTTCATCCAACCAATGTGCAACAGAAGTTGTCATGCCATCTTCAGTGCAATACCAACCTGACATAATATCCTTGTCATGATAGACAAGACGATAGAATTTCTCGGTATCGAAAACAATATCAGAGTCAATCCACAACTGATAATCATATTCAAGTTTTCCATCCCAAGGTTTTTGATTTGGTCCTCTTAGTACGTTTGCACCAAGACACTTGCATCGTGCAAAGTTAACCATTGAAGAATAGTCTTGAGAGATTTGAATGCTTGCACCTGCTTGCACAAGATCAAAACACAATTGCACAAAGTTTTTGAGAAAGATATAAGAGCAACCACGACCAGGAAGACAAAAGACAACGGACTTGCCTTTGATCATCTCTTTTGCTTTTTCAATATCAAACTCATCTTTATTTTT